AAGGAGCGGTTTGTTTCCACTCCTGGTCGCCAAGAGGGTTCGCTGGCCAAGCTCGGCTTCACGGACATGGTGAACTTTGATGGCGTGGAAATCACCACGGAATACGGTATTCCGGCCACGACCGGCTACGGGTTCAACGTGGATCAGATGGAACTCTGCAGCTTGCAGAATCAACTGTTTGTTCCAGAGGGTCCTGATTTTGATATTGCCAGCCAGTCCTGGAGATTCTCCATCGACTTCTACGGCAACCTCAAGATGAACCCACGGCACATGGGCAAACTGTACCCGTACAAGGCTACCTAAGCCTAGCTTGGGGTAGTTGCCTGGTCGTTTGCGTTACAGATACGTCATAGGAGACTTGATAAATGGCTCGAAATGAAAACCCTCCGTTCGCAAGGGGGGAGACCTTCTACAACGGTGGCACGATTGATAGTGCCGATCTAGGTGGTGTGAACCTGGAAGGCAAAGAGTGGGTATTTGAGGATGTGAACCCTACCACGGGTGTAGCTCGCACAGGTGAATATGTGCGGTGCCGCGTGGTGCGCAACTCAGCCGCAATTGCCTTGCTTCCCAAGCGTCTTGTGCGTTTTGAGAACTCGGGTGCTGAGTACGGGTGCCGTGTAGATGGCTACACGACCACCACGGCAGCTGAAGGGTACCCATTGGATGAGTATCTGCCGACTGCTGGGCTCCCCATTGGCGACCTTGGTTACATCGTGGTCGATGGCCCGGCTGTAGTGCTCACGAGTATTGCTGACATGGCTGCGGACGTGACGTCTGGCTTGAAAATGGTGGCGATTACCGCTGCTACCAGTGGTGCTACCACGGCAGGCCGCATGACGCCGCAGGTATTGACGGGTGCTACGGCACTCTTGGCCGACCAGATTCAGCATCGCATTGGGCGAGCACTGACTGCTGGCGTGACCACAGCTACCAACACGGACATCTTGGTCCTCGTTGGCAAATGGTAAAGCTACCAGGTCTGGTGAGGTGGGTACGGAGAGATTGGTAGTCGCTCTCGTACCTGCCTTGCCGGTGCACGCCTGGGAGTTGATTTAGAGGCAAGCTGCGACGGGTGCAACGCGGCAAACGGGGTAGTGGTGGCGGTCGGGTGCGTAGCCTTACCGCCACCACGTTTCCCGTACTATTTGCACCAATAACCCCCGTAATAGTGAGAAGCACCATGAAGCCTGTTAGGCTGATGATTGCGCGGTTCCCTTTTGGCCGCTCAGAGGATCCTGACGTTTGTGACTGGGTTACCAGTACTGTAATCACAGCGAGGCACGACCCTCGTATCTTTGAGATCCTCAGGTGGCGTAAGGATGATACGCCTATCACCCTGAGTCGCAATGCCTGCTTTGAAGCTGCTCACGCTTCTGAAGTAGACTTCCTGATGATGGTGGACAGTGACATGTCACCTGATATCCACCTGGAATCCAACCCCTTTGCTCAGCCGCCCATCGAGCCCTTCGCCAAACCTTTCTTTGAGACCTCTCTGGAATTCCTCTGGCAGCAACGTCAGGCCGGCATCCCTAGTGTCATAGGTGCTCCTTACTGTGGTCCACCGCCTTGTGAGAACGTGTACGTGTTCCAGTGGGCTACGCAAGCCAATTCCTTAGAGGATGAACCGGACATGAGACTGGCTCAGTACTCACGGGAAGAGGCCGCTAATATGCGTGGCATCCAGCCCTGTGCTGCCTTGCCAACTGGGCTGATCATGTTCGACATGGACTGCCTGGCGAAGATCGACCGCCCCTACACGTATTACGAATGGGGTGACGATGCGGCGAGTATCAAGGCGTCCACGGAAGATGTGACGCTTACCCGTGACTTGGCACTGGGCGGTGCCCCTCAGTTCTGCAACTGGGATGCCTGGGCTGGGCACTGGAAGTGGAAGTGTGTTTGCAAGCCAATCTTCCTGACCAGTGAGATGGTGAGCGAGAAGTTCCGTCAGCGAATCCTGAAGGAGGCTGGGGTGTCCAATGGAAACGACAAAAAAGAAGAAAAAAAGCTCCTCATCCCACCCGAGTACATCCGGGTCAGCCCTGCCAGACAGCCTACCCCAGTCAGTGGATCTGGATCTCCAGGATGCGGTGAAGAGAGGGAGCCTGGAGGGGGTGGCGACAAACCCGCTGACAGCGATGGACACCCTGCTGGATCGCAAGACGCACGCTTATCGAGGCGTTACCCTCCAGGAAGTGGTCGAGCAGATCATGGCCTGTTGGGGAGGCCCGGCTGAGTTAGCTCGAGCTTTCTACGACCAGTACACGGTAGCTAAGCCCGGATCCATGATTAGAGGTCGGGCCTTGGAGAAGATGCTGGAGTTAGTGCGGGTCTACCAGACACTCTACGGCAATACGGATGACGTGGAGGACATGGATGAGGCGGAAGCTCGGGCCGAGCTGAAGGGTCTTATGAAAGAGATCAACAGTGCCTGACAAGCCTTTTGTGGACAACTCCGGTATGCCTCCCAGTATTCAGGACGTCCTGTCAAAAGCCGTTTCTCAGGATGCCTTGGAAGAAAAGCTGCAAAGAGCCAAGAGCCAGGTAGACAAGCTATTTGGCCAGGGCGTGGCTGATGGCGCCGATATCGTACTGCCTCCGATGTCCATCATATCTTCGGAGCCGCGACTGGCGACCGGCATTGAGCGGGACCAGGCTCAGATCAATCTCGACATGAAAGAGCAACGTGCTCTCAAGTTGTTGCGACGGATCCAGAAGCTGCGGATTGAATCCCTCAAGTTGTATGAGCCTATGGATCACATTGAAGTGTTCCATGCCAGTGATGCCCCAGAGCGGGTGCTGCGTGGTAGCAATCGTAGCGGCAAGACCTTGGGTGCCGCCGTTGAATGTGCGAGAGCCCTCACCGGGCAAGATCCTTACAATAAATATCCCAAGGAGAACGGGCGTTGCTTCATCGTTGGCAAGGACGGCAAGCACAACTCTGAGGTACTCTACCGTAAGCTGTTCAGGGCTGGTGCCTACCACATCATCCGCGACCTTGACACTGGGCTGTGGCGGGCGATGCGCCCCTGGGAACCCTCCGACAAGGCTCGTCAGAAGGAAGCTAAGCCGGCACCACCCTTGATTCCGCCACGGATGATAGTGGAGATAGGCTGGGAGAATAAGAAGGAGCAGGTGCCTAACGTAGTACGCCTGACCAATGGTTGGGAAGCTAGATTCTTCTCCTCTCTAGGTAGCCCGCCTCAAGGCTCTGACGTGGACTTCGTGTGGTTTGACGAAGAAATCGTGGATCCAGAGTGGTATGGCGAGGTGGCAGCTCGTGGCACGATTGACCGTAGTGGTAAGTTCATGTGGTCAGCTACGGCACAGAAGGGTGGTGAGCAGCTGTACGAGATGTGCATGGCAGCGGAAGCTCAGAAGAACGACCAGAACCCCAGGGTGGTAGAGGTATTCGCCCACATTGACAAAAACAAGTACTTCTCAGACGACCAGCGGACTCAGTTCTCTGACAAGCTGACCGAGGAACAGCGGCGGATTCGTATTGAGGGAGAGTTTGCCTTCACGAGTTTCAGGGTGTACCCGGAATTCGATGTCAAGATACACGGCTGCGACTACTTCCAGATACCTAACGACTGGTCTCGATTCATGGTGGTGGATCCTGGGCGTCAGGTGTGTGCGGTGTTATTTGGTGCTGTAGCGCCACCGTGGGAGAAGGAAAAGCAGGACCAGCTATATCTCTATGATGAGCTGTACATCCACCAGTCATCAGCCACAAAGTTCGCAGAGCAGGTCTACTCTAAGACTAATGGCATCACCTTCCAGGCCTTTGTTATTGATCGTCACGGTAGTCGCATCACGGAATCTGGCAGTGGAATGACTGTGGAGCGGCAGTACAGCGATGCCTTGAGGGACCGTAACATTGCCTCAGCAGCTACAGGTAGCGGGTTCATTTGGGCCAGTGATGACGTGGATGGTGGTATCGAGGCCTTTCGTAAGCTGTTGGTGATTCGTCGAGATGGCACCCCTAGTGTCAAGGTAATGTGGGAGCGGATGCCATACTTTGAGTACGAAATATCCCGCTACAGCTACATTCGCAAGGGTGGTGTGGCTACTGACAAGCCCTCCCAGAGAAACAACCACCTCATGGACTGTGCCCGCTACATGGCACTCTATGAACCCAAGTGGTTTCCACCGCAAAAGCGGGCTACCACCAGGAACCCCATCTTGGATATCATCAAAGAGAAGACACGTAAGCGGGCTAAGGAGGCTGGTTTAGGGCAGGTAAGTCTTGGACCTGGAGGTGGACGACGTGGCTGATGAAGACGGTGACATTGCTGTGGGTGAGCTACCTGGTACCGCTGTAGCTGGGGCAGCCAGAGAGGTATTCCTGACGGTACTCTGTCAAGACATCCGGGAGCCGAGCGAGCCGATACTGGAGCGGTGGATGGATTGCCTGGAGATCGTCATGGCCCTGTGCGGGGAGGGTGCGATGGTGAAGTGGGCCGATCTATCCCGCAGGCTGGTACGTCAGTTTTACGGTTACGACTCCTGGGAGAACCTATCTGTGGGGCAGCAGATAGCCTGGGAGGCGGCAGCCAGGACCATGGTGAACTGGATCTTGGTGCAGGATGTGGCTGACCGTCAGTCATTGGAGCGTTTCGATTGGAAATCATGGGCGCGTGAGCGTCTGGAGAGGGAGCTGACATGAGTGAGGATAAACCTTACGTGATGCCTGAAGTCTATCTGGGGCAACCTGTGGTATGGTATGCTGCGATAGGGTCAGAGGGAGCTGCGGCAACTGTGACAGCAATCGGTACTCGTCACGTTACCTTGGCCGTCTGGCCTCCCGGTTACGCAACGGCACATACCCCCGACGGCGCACTGCACGTCTCGGACCCCCTCAACAGCAAGCAGCTGGAGAATGACGGCGGGGTCTGGGATTACACGGAACCAATGCGGACGAGGTTGCAACAGGCAGCCATCACCTCTAAGGGGAAGACGGCCAGCTAACTAGCCGTAGACCAAGCCAATGACCGAAGAACTGCTCCGCCCGATCACACGGGCTTGGATGGGGAAGCTGCATAAGGCTGCCAAGCATAAGAAGGTAGAGTTCCAGGACGATGCCGACGAAGTGATGCAGTTCTTCGATGGTCCCCATGACTTCATGTACGGCAGCAAGTACTCAGAGAGTGAGGATGCTGCGCCGCAACCTACCTTCCGCATGACGGTCAACAAGGTAGCCGAGGTGGTGCAGCTGTACGGACCCTCCCTCTACCACCGCAATCCCTACCGTCAGGTGAACCCACGGACGTTCCCAGAGTTTCCCATGGATCTTCTAGGGGACCCTAATAATCCGCAGGCTCAGGCTGCTGCGCAACAACTGCAGTCCCAAGACAGTAACCGTCAGGGGCGTATTACAGCGGTGGCTGGTCTTTTACAGCACATGCTGAATTTCACGCCCAATGAACTGGACCTGCGAGGGCACTCCCGTCAGATGGTCGATGAGGCTGTCATCAAGGGTATGAGCCTGTTATGGACAGAGGTCTACCAGCCTCCTGGCGGTAATGCGAGGTACATCGGCAGCTTCTACGACTCCATTGACAACCTACTCATGGACCCTGACGTAGAAGGCATCGAGCATGCCAAGTGGTTTGCCCGGCGCCGTGTCTTACCTGTATGGGAAGTAGAGGATCGTTATGGGCTGCCCCGAGAGACCTTGCGAGGCAACCTGCAGAGCGACAACGTGCAGGGGGAGATCGAGGCTAGTGACGAGTACAAGTACTTCCAAGCCCGAGGCGATACCAACGACCTGTTCACCTACTTCGAGGTGTACAGCCGCATGGGTATGGGTCACATGCTCAAAGACTGTCACAACATCTCCGCCAACAAGGCCTTGCTAGACCAGTTCGGTAAGCACATCTACATGGCAGTCTGTGACGAGTACCCGTACCCGTTAAACCTGCCTGAGAAGGTTTTCCAAGAGGCTGACCTGGAAGAGGTGTTCATGCGGTTGCAGTGGCCGATACCCTTCTGGGCCGACCCCACGAGCCCATTGCCGTTCTCGTACACTGCCTTCCACAAGCGACCACGTAAGCTGTGGCCCATGTCACACATAAAGCCTGGGCTAGGTGAACTTAAATTCATCAACTGGGCCATCTCTTTCCTGGCTGACAAGATCAAAAACACCTCCCGTGACTTCATCGGGGTACTGAAGAGTGCTGGGGAGGACATCAAGACTAGCATCTTGTCTGGCAAAGACCTGACACTCTTGGAGTTTGACAAGATCCAGGGGAAGATCAGTGACGTGGTGCAGACGTTCCAGTTCCAGCCGGTAAACCCGGACCTGTGGAAGATCATTGATGCCATGTTTGGCCTATTGGACAAGCGACTAGGTACCAATGAGCTGATGTACGGGCAGAGCAGCCGGCAGATGCGAAGTGCTCAGGAGGCGTCCGTTAAGAGCGATCAGGTGAACATCAGACCTGATGACATGGCTGAGCAGGTAGAGGCCACGATGACGATGGTGGCTCGCAAGGAAGCCTTAGCCAGTCGCTGGATACTGACCTCTAAGGATGTACTCCCAGCACTGGGTCCTGAGCGGGCCAGGTTATGGGACTCCTTAGTCCGTAGTACCAACCTGGAGGATATCGTAGCTGAGCTGGAGTACCGGATTGAGGCAGGTAGTGTGCGAAAGCCCA